TATTTAGGATAATGCGAGTAGGGAGACTTGAACTCCCACGGGCATTATGCCCAACAGATTTTAAGTCTGGTGCGTCTACCGATTCCGCCATACTCGCAATAAATTAAGGGTAAGACTTGGTGACCCTTGGTTCTTCACATTCTAACTCCATCTCTACTTCTTCGTCAAGTTCCCAAGAATCTTCACTCTCAAGGTACTGCTCTAACTTACCCCAGAGTTCTGGTGGAAACTCATCAATAAACATTCCCCAAGTTCCTGTATCTACAGGATCAGGTTCCCAAGTAGAGACCTCCACGTCCTCATATTGAGAAAAAATAAACTCAACAATATTTGTTTGGTCCTCTTCAGTTTGACAGTAAATTTTCAGATTGTTCAATTTCATAGGTACATGGATGAAGACTGCAGTATTCGTTAAAAGTTATTTTCATTTCTTTATCAGTCAGTCCTGCGTTTCTTGCTGCTTTTGGGACATTCCACTTTGCCACAAATAACATTTCCATAGACTGTCGGGTTTCTGGTCTCATAATCGTAGCAAACTAAGATTTCTTCGTAAAATGATGATTCGTAAAAATTCATAAAAAGGTAATAGGGCAAAAATTTTGGGGAATTTTTTTACCCCCTTTTTTGGAATTAAAAGTCGATTTTCCCTCAGAGTGGAGACGCATACGCAAGTGTGTCTTCATCAAGCACAGCACGACACAGTTCCAGCACACTCATGAATTGATCCACGGTTTCACAGTCAAGAACCTTCTCGTCACCCTGCTCAGAATACAGATAGAACTTACGCTTCACGGGGTCCACAACGCATCGTGTGAGGTAGTCGTCTTGCATGGGGTTCATTTGATTACCTAGGTATTATAGGGCATTCAGGCATCTTTGTCAAGGTCTATGGAACCCATCTTGTCCTCTGGTCTCCTCCACTTGGTTTCACGACGGTCATAGTCCCACCCACCAATAAGATAATACTCATTATTACCTGGGTAATCTTCAGGACTGTCTCCCTCATATACAACATGAAGTTTTTCACTATGATCCATTGGGTTAATATAACGTGCTGCCCAAATCTCATAGTAACAATTAATAGTCGTACCACTACCAGATCTAACATTCACAATTCGTCCCCACTCGACACTATCTACAATAAGATCTTGCGAATATCCAATCTGTGTAAGAGTTACGGTAATAGTTTCTGGATCAATAAGACCATCCCAATACTCAGGAAGTTCAATTTTATTGGAACCCTTTAAAGTTCCACGGACATAAATGCCTGCCTCTGGACCTTCAGCAATTACATGGCGAATTCTTTTCTTATCATCTTTAAAGTGTGGAATATCAAATGCACCACCAATAGTCTTTGCTGATGTAGCACTACCATTAAAAACTGGTGCAGTAACACTGGTTGAGAAATTAGCAATATTGCCAGTGAGTGTTAGGTTTATTTGAAAGTTATCAATTTGTGCATTTACATGATGATAGGGCAAACATGCTTCCTCTGGATAAGTTTTTTCATCCTTATTGCCATACCAAATATACTCAGGATCTGCCATTGGGACACCCCAACCTCCTGGTTTTTTAGAACAATCTTTATCTTCAGGAGGTGGAATCATCTCTCCTGCACTTGGTCCTGGTGTACTTGTCATAATTAAACCTCCTTAAACTTTTCCTGATTGTAAATATTGACTATTATCTCCTGGATAATCTTCAGGTGACGTACCTTCATACTCTGCGATGTTTCTTTCGCAGTCCTGCCTCTCTCCATAGATGTGGTAGAAGCAATTGATTGGCATACCTCCATGTGCTTGAAGATATACCTTATCTTCATCAATTCTCTTCACAATTACATTCTGGTGTGCTCCAATTGGAGTTAGATTGACTGTGATTGTTGTCCAGTCAACTAATCCTTTCCAATATGTAGGGAAAATAATTTCAGTTTTATTTGTTACTCTCCCTCTAATATATACGTCTGCTGTTGGTGCTTCTGGTGCAACGTGTCGCAATCTCCAGTCATCTTTAGTTGGGTGTGGAATATCAAAGTCTTTCTTTGCTGCTAAAAAGTTACCACTAAAATCATGAACAATTTTACCTGCAATTATACCACCTGCTTGAATTCTAAAGTTCACATCAAGATTTGCCATGACAGCAAGATTAGCAGATGCACATATAGAATATGGATTACTCAATCCCAAGGGCAATGCACCAGGAACAAAGGGTGGTATTAAATTATCACTATTAACAAGTGGTGCAACATTTAATGTTGCATATGGAATAGGAAAATGAGTTGGTTGTCCAATAACTACAGGACCTTCAATACCTGCAGATCCATTAACTCTAGTGAGACCTTCACCAATGGCAGGGTAAATGCCAGTTCCTACTTTTAATTGAGCACCAATATTGGCATCGTCTAAATTAAATGACATTTTTACTCCTTATACTTGATTTTCTTTACTTTGAACAGATTGGCCACCAACTTTAGAATCTTTAACTGCAACTGCATCACTCACTCCTGAAATAATATTTCCATATAATGTAAGACCAGCATTTCCAACTGCTTCGCAAATACCTGATGAAGCTATCCTTGAAAGATTCTTTGAGTTTAAAATGATTTTTTTTGCCTCACCACTAATGTTTTCACTAGCGTTCATTATAATATTACCTTCTGAAGTATCCTCACCTACTGCAGTTAATTCGATGTCGTTTGCTTGTAGTCTTATTTTACCATTAGTTGCAATAATGTCAATGTTTCCATTTTTTGCATTGATCATCACAGCATCTTGAGTTTTCTCTCGATTACTTCCACACTCAACCTGAAAACATCCAGGTCCCATGAAGGTTGTCCATCCAGGTCTTTGTCCATCTTTATCCATAGAAAAGAAATGTTCACCATCAGAACAAAGAACTGCAAAATCAGAAGTTACATCGGAATTCATATGAATTTTTCCCGTGTAAATCGCAGCGTGATCTGAGCTAGTTTTAGTTCCTGTATAAGTTTTTTTAAGGTTATTGCCACCCTCTCTGTCACCACTATTACGTGTAGTTGCCATATTTAACGTTTAGAGTATGAACTATTTAACATGTCAGACTAGATTATCTGGAGTGTTGGGAATATTCAATCTAGGATCATTACTATTCGTCTCAGTTCCAGTTCTAAGAATTGCGGAAGGTTGTATTGTCTGTCGATTCAATATACTTTCCTGTAAAGTTGCATAGACTGGAACAAGTTCCCCGATGGACAGAGAAATACCAGCATAAAGATTACCATCCTTGGCAAACACCTGTCCATAATATGGTTTTCCATTAACATATCCAGTCTTTCTAAGACCTGGAATATCAACAACCTGTAGAACAGAACTATCTGGAAGTATTTGCTTAGGAACAACGACAGCCCTAAATACTGGTCTTCCTCTAAATCCAAGTCCAGTACTAGATTCTGGATAAATATCTGGATATTCTGTGAATCCATAGAATGGTCCAGGTGCTGGAACTACAGTTTGATCTGCTGCATTTCCTCCTCCTGAAGGAATTAGAGGAATTAATTTGCCTGTATCATCAGGAACTCCAATTTCTCCTGGCAAATCTACAACTTGTAAGATTTGAGTCTCTGAATTGGGTAGGTCTCCTATTCCAATTCCTCCTAGATCTCCAGATTCTGGAACTAACGGTGCAGGTTCACCCGATGGTGGTATCGCAGGTGTTGATGTTATAGGAATTTTAATAATTTGTCCAAACTCACCTAATGTTGGAGTAAGGGGGATAGGTGGTCCATCAGGAGGCTCAACTATAATTCTATCTCCAATAGTATAACCAATACCTGTTGAAGTTGGTATAATTTCAACTAATTCAAGTGAGATATCGATATCAGTCTCAGTAGAACTTCCAGTAGTAGATGTAGGATATCCATTTCCTGGTTGCACAACTTCAATTCGATCAACCCATCCTGTTCCTTCAATAATCTTAGGGCATGGTGGGGGAATTATAATAGCAGAGGCACCAACTGGATTAGTTTTCCATGAAGGACTATCACCTATTATCGTGATGTCTTTTTTAATATTAAGTGCAACTCCAGATGGATTACTATTAAAAATATCTCTGTTAGTTGGAACATTTGTGAGTTGAATCTCTACATCATAGGTTCCACGACTTAATTCAACAAACTTACTTCCAGGTTCTCCCCTGAAGGATCTTACTTCTTGAACTTCTGTTCCATTTATAAAAAGTTTAGCAATGTTATCTGCTTGGAATGCAATATCATATCTTCCATTTTCTGGGAATTTTACACCACTCCATCTAAGAGTAAAGAGTCCATTAATGTTTGGATTATTACTATCAAGTGGTGGTGTATATGGAGAGATACTAGTTTTATTCATTAGATCACTCCATGCAGGATGTTTGAAGTTGAAAAGATCTGGTCCTGTGTAAGTTACTCCATCTATAGATTTTCCACTCTGAATACCACCTGTTGCACTAGATGCAGCAGTGACTTTAATAGTTTGAGTTTTTGAGTTTTTTTCTCCTTTCTGATTCCAGACTTTGCCTCCAACAGCAATACTATCAACTGCTTTTCCTGCAGTTTTAGGATTATCATCCCATTTTAATCTTAAAGTAATCTCACCAGACCCCTTGTAATTAATTTTCTTACCATCTGAGGAGAACTTTGCATCAACAGTTGAACTTACAATACTAAAAGTTGAGTTGATGTCATCTCCATGACCATCTTTCATTTTAATATCATTACCACTAACTTTGTATCCACCTTTCCCTACTACCTCTTGAGTATCATTATTACCTACATTAATTGTTTTAGAATCACTACCTTTTTCACCTTTTTGTCTACTTGTCCAACTAACCTGTTCACCATTACCAACTTTCAAAGTTCCTACAGCTAGTCCACTAGTTTTAGGGTTATCATCCCATTCAAATTTCAAAGAAACATTACCACTTCCTTTGACTATCATTTGAGTTCCATCACCATTAAACTTGGCAGATACTCCAGGAGATGTTGATTTAATTTTTAAAGAAGCGTTTTTATCAAATCCATTTGTTGCATCATCATCAAATTGAACCTCTTTACCACCATTAACAACTCTTCTACCAGAGGTTCCACTGGCACCTTCAGTTCTGATAGCATATGATTTCTCACCACTAACAGTTCTAGTAGAACCTTGATTTAATCCCCTATATTCTACTGCTAATTCTGCTGGTGTTGGAGGACCTTCCTTAATTGGTTTCTGCCACTTTTGAGTATTGAATATTTCTTTTTTAATTATTCTACGTTTTCTAAAATCTTTATTTTCTACTTCTACGGTTACTGTATGTTTCCCCTCTGTTACTTTTTGTTTTTCAATCTCTGGAGATTTTTTACCAAATCCTCTGAGTTTATATACTTGCTTACCATCAACTAAAATTCTCCCGATGTCATCACAAGCTCCTTTAAATCCATAGAAACCAGTGTAAGGAAAATCAACGGTCCAGGTACTAGAATAGACAATACCACCACCACCATCACTGTTTGGAGTGACTAATGGTGGTAATGGAGACATCGCAAAACGATTCATAAACTTGGACCACGACCTTGATCCATCTCTAAATCTATGAGAAACAGGCCACCAACTCTCAGATCCACCAGAAAATCTGGTTGTCCAGAGTGGATTGTTAGGACACCTTCCTTCCTGTTGTGGTTTAGGTTCTTGTGGTATAGGAGGAAGAGGTGCATCAATTGTGAACGCAGCACCCATTGGATTTTGATACCAAGTTCTAGGAGATATTCTTGAAACTTCAGCATCTTTAACTTCAATATCAATGGCAACTGCCATTGGGTTGATACCCTTCAACTTAGATTTTTGTTGATCTGTTATCTTACTAATGGAAAGATCTGCATTTTCATCAAAACCATTACTAGCATTATCATCATACTCAATTGTATTTCCATTGTTTTTTAATATTGATCCGGTTGTTCTGCTTGAGTTAAACAATTCAACAAGATACTCTCTACCAGCTTCAAAAAATGCTGACCCAGTAATTAATTCCTTTTCTTTAAATGATCTTCCAGATCTTCCTCTTCTCAACTCAACAGAATCCTTTGATCCCTTTCCTATTTTAATTTTAGATGCAAATACTCCACTAATTCTTGGATTATCATCTACTCTTAATCTAAAATGAATTTTTGCTGATCCAGATCCATCAACTTTTAAATATTTTTGACCACCTCTTTCTATAAATCTTGCAGTAACATCTGCTCCACCAGGTTTTCCATCTTTATCAAATGCAAATCTGCCACCAGGAATCTGGGTCAGTTCTGTTCTAATTCTATGCTTTCCTTTCTTAAAGAATTTGGTATAAGTTGTTTTCTTCATACCATTTTCAATGATAACCTCATCACCACCTTGCTCAACATCTATAAGTCCGTTACCGATTGCCATTTTACCAGCACCATCAAGATTGCCGATGAATACTTTGACACTATCATCAGCATCAATGGTAACATTATAATTTCCATCGACAGGGAAATTTACACCCTCCCAACGAATTACATGTGTTCCTGCATATGGATTATCTTCTAGTGGTTTCTTTGTATCAAACGGACAAACTCCATTTTCACTAAGAAATCCACCTCTATTATAAACATTTGTCCTCCAAAGTTTTCTATCTGCTTTGTTAATGTAATCAGCAGTGTTAAAAATGCTTCCATAACTTTGAGTTTCATTAGACAAAGATACAGTTTTCGGTGCATCTATGGTAATAGTTTTCGTGTCACTACCTTTTTCACCTCTTTGATTTAAGGTTACACCACCAACTGTAATTTTATCTACAGCAACTCCGGCAGTTTTTGGATTATCATCCCATTATAATTTAACAACAATTTTGCCAGGACCATCAGTATCAATTCTTTTTCCGTCACTTGAAATCTTAGCATTATTAGTAGATGATTTGATAGAAAATGTAGCGTTGATGTCATCACCATGACCATCTTTCATTTTTACCTTGTTACCACTAACGATGTAACCACCTTTTCCGACTACCTCTTTGGTTTCTTTTGACCCTACTTTGATGGTCTCAGTCTGATCACCTTTCCGACCACTTTGTCTCCAAGTTTTATCACCAACTTTTATACTCTTGACGGCAACACCAGCAGTTCCAGGATTATCATCCCACTCAAGACGTAAAGTAACATCACCAGAACCTTTTACTTTGAGTTCCCTTCCATTATCAGAGAACCTAGCACCTACTCCAGGAGAATCTGACATGATCCTAAAACTTGCATTAGTATCATTACCATCACCATCCTTTAATTTAATTGTTTTGCCACTACCAGAAACATCAATAGGATTATTTGCCCTGTTTAATCCATCAAATTCTATTGGATATTTTCTTTCGCCACTAACAGTTCTAGTAGAACCTCGATTCAATCCATGATAGGTGATTGTTAGATCTTTCTTAACAGGTTTTGGTTTCTCTTTGATTGGAATATTGAAAAGATCTACTTTAATTTCATGAACACCTGCAGTAATATTTTTAGATATAACTTTAGTTGGATCTCCTTTAAATTTTTTCTCCTCTAAAACTAACTCATTATCAATGAATATTCTTGCAATATTATCTGCCATTCCACGGAACTTATATTCACCAGAGTATGGAAAATCCTCTTCCCATACAAATGTAGCCCAACGACCAGCATAATCACTACCAGGAATATTAGAAAGAGGAGTTGGAGAAATCGCATAACGATTCATAAAACTATCTTCAATTACCTTTTTGTTTTTGGGTTTTGGTTTAAAATCTTTGGTGCTCTCAAAAATATAAGTTAAATCATTGATAGTATGTCCGTTTTCTTTTCTTTCATTGCTAGCGGTGAATTTACCTTGAGTTGCTTCAACTTGCAGGTCATCATTGTCATTACTAGATTCAAGAAAGTCAGCAAAAATTACTGAACCTTTTTTGTTTCCTTTAATTTCTTTTGCATCTCTCCCAAGACCTCTAATAAGACCTTGCTCAGTTCCCTTACCTTTAAACTTTCCTGTTGATGTGATTTTATAGACAGTATTTCTTTTTACCTTCTTGATAACACTTTCTCTACTTTCTCCTTCAAAACCATCTGCTTTGAATTGAAATTTATGAGATCCATCCTCTGCAACAAAATTAAACGCTAAGTTTCTATTTTTCCCACCTTGAGTGAATACTTTAAACTTAACATCTTCAAACTGTTCTTCTTTTGTAGGAGGATTTTTTAATTTAGCAGTTGTTCCACCCCATGCCCAATGTTGAACATCATGCTTCACTCTATCCTCATTATCCCTAAAGATAACTTTCAATGGAGTTTCTTTTCTAGTATTCCACCAAGGATTAATTCCCTCTGCTAAGAAGTTTTGATAATTTTGAATCCGTAATTTGATTGGATCTTCAGAAAGTGTTGCAAATAAATTAGGATCCCATTCTCCAAGATCCTTACCATTGGGATCAAATCTTTTACCATATCCAGTGAGTCCACCTGGAGGAGTTAAATCATAAATTTCAAAATCTTCCTCTCGGTTATATTCTATCAATGTAGAAGCAGTACTTACTCCAACATATGCTTTTAATACTGCACCAACACCTCTTTTACAAGTATCAAATACTCTAGCTTGTGGTGGGTTTTTATAACCAAACCCACCTTTAGTAACAACAGCAGCGAGTAAAGATCCATCTGTTCCAAAAACTGGAACAGCATAGGCACCAACTCCTCCTCCTCCACTAATGTATATTTTACCTTCACATTCATTAATACCATCCGTAAAGACTTCATTTCCTCCAGTTCCACCAAGTGTCAATGGCAATCCACCTGTTCCACCAGAACGAACTTCGATTCCATTAATAACTAAAATATCATTACCAGCAAATACTAAATCTCCACCACTTCCTCCAAGTCTGACTGGACTTCCACCAGACCCACCAACTTTAACTATATTTCCGATAGTAGTAATTGATTTTCCTCCTGAGGTCACAGGTCTTCCACCGGTTCCTCCACCAGTTAAAGGAGTTCCTCCCGATGCATCTACCTTGACTCTCTGACCATTAACTAATAATGGATGACTTCCTCCACCATATGTTGGTGTATCTCCCTTTCCAGGTTCAAGTCCTCTAATTCCCTCAGGACAAGCAGTAGTATCTGGAGTTATATCTCTAGGACTTAATCTATTAACTTCATTAATTGATAAGTATCTTACTCTATCCCTTGTCTCTAGAATAAAAACAGCTCCAGGATTTTTAGATGCATGTACGTTGGCTTCATAAATCGAATTCGAACTAATATATCCCCTATCAGGATCAATATACCCAACACGAATACTATCTTTAGTTGCTGCACCAAAAATATTAAACTCTGACATACGGTGCTATAAATTACTGTTCATCTTAGTGGTATTTATCACAATAACTCAAAAGAAGTGCCATCATCGTCGTCAGGAATTCTACCTGTTCTGCCGACTTCTCTTTCCACTTCTATTGCAGCAAGGACATCTGGATCTGTCACCTTATCCCCAACATCAAGTTCAACGTCATCTTGTGACCTATCTGGTTCTAAGTATGGTGTGGTTTCTATATTTCCTTCTGCTGGATCATTGTTATTAATACCCTCTTCAACAGATTTGGAACTTGGTTTCGCTGGAGGTGGTGTTGAATCCCCACCACTACAAAAAGTATACATATCAGATTCAGCAGCAGTTGGTTTTAATTCGCATCCGAAAACGTTTAACTTAAAGTTAGTAAAATCAAGAGCACCAGTCATACTTCCAATAACATCATCAATTGTATTTGTAATTTCTGAGGCAAATCCAGTGATACCTGCTAGAGTTTCATTAACATCCTCTAGATACGCATTAAGATTATTTACAACAGCATTATTTGAAGCAGAAATTTCTTCTTTATTCAGTGCTATGACACTTGCAACTAAAGACTCTGCTGCACACATTGGTACTTTAGGATTAGTAGGGGATCCTACACTAGGATCTCCATTTTTAACTGAGGATTGAACCTTTCCCAATATGTCATCTACTTTAATTGCATTGTTAAGAGCAGAACCTATTTGTCCCATCAGTTTACTGGTCATCTTATTATACATACACATCAAGAGTTCTGTGATTACTGCAATCATATCTTTGAATTGAAATCTCATGCTGGATGGTAGTGCAGCAATAATCATATTAAAACCTTTATTCAATATCTTCAGTGCATATTCCTGAATCTTATCAAAGATTGGTTTCATAAATTTTGTAATCTGAGCAGATGCGTTCTTAATTACGTCTTGAATAGCTGCCGAGGCATCTGTTATGTTATTTGTAATATTATCAGCATAACTTTGAAGTGATTGTAAGATAGTGTCAATTCTATTGGTAAGATTCTCAATCGTCGTTTGTATACCCTTCAAAACAGAGTTCATAAACTCTTCCGTTTGAGGTTTTACAAGTGCAATCTTTTCCTCACACTTTGCCTGTCTCCTAGAATCAGATACGTTTGTTTGTTGAATACCATCTGCGTTTTCGTTAGATGGCAAACCCTCACTAGGTTCTTGTAGTGAGAGATCATCATCTGGTGGAACCTCTCTAGCAGGTCCTTTTGAAGTTGTCCCATCAGAATATCCACTCTTGGCAAGAACACCAGGTTGAGTATCTGTAACACTGTCTTCAACTGTGCTATTCTTTTTTGAACTAACTGTCTGAGAGTTATTGCCAAGAACTCCCATAATGACAGGAACTTGTTGTTCCTGTCCATCAAGGAAAAATCCAAACACCATATTTCCTTGACGGAGCTTGGTTGAATCCATTGCTCCTGCTTGACCACCACCCGCAGTAACGGGATACATTACTTGAGCCCATGGTAACTGATCTGATGGTATAGATGTTTCACCTTGATCATGAAGACCAATAATTCTTACTTTATATCTTCTACCCCATCCAGGAATACTTGTCCTATCCTCATATTTCCCAGAGTTTGTATTGTCTCTCCAAGTAGAGTCATCAGGAATTTGACCCACCCACCAAAGGAAAGATCCTCCTAAAAATCCAGGATTAAATAGTGCTCCTCCTTCCATCAGTCGTCATATACCAGACATTCTGGTTCAGATGGGTTTTGATCGCAAAATAGTTCTAAGTAAGAAGGATCATGATGATCTCCTTCTTCAATTTCTTTTTTGTGATGTTCTACATAATCTTCTAATTCATGCAATTCGCCTTCGATGTGGCGGCGCATTTGAGGATTAGTTGTAGGATCTTCAAGGATTTCTTTATCCTTTTCGATATGCTTTTCTATACTTTCCATAATTGATTAATTAGATACAGGTTTTCTTCCAATAGAATCTCTAGACAAATTACATCTTGTAAATGTAGATTTAGGAGTTATTGTATGGCAGATATCAGTTATAATATATAGTCCGCCATCTTGGTCGTCTGGATTTTCAGTTCTATTGTCACTAAGTCCTGGAACATCTAAGTGAATCATATCACCTGCATGTAATGCAAAATTTCCAGGAATAACAATATCTGCTTGGGAAGAGAAGAATTGATTATACCGCATAATTGATTGGTTTTCAATATCAGCACCCTTAAAGTTTTCTTCTCCTGACTTTTCAATCTGTTGCTTTGAATCTCCAGTAGGAAGAGTTCCTTTATCTAATAATCGATAGGTAGTTCTTGTATAATCTTCATTTTTTCCATCTTTATCAAACTCTTTATTTCTAAGATCTTTATTGAGTGCTAACCCATCTCTTCCAGCAGTCTTTAAACTTCCCTCAGTATCATCTGTTTTTGGGTTAATAACTTCATAGTAACAAGTGAATGGATCAAATATAACTTGACGAGTTGTCAATGCACCCATCTTCATTTTTTCTTGCACACTCCCATTGTCTTTTTTACTGTACTGCATAACTTTAAAATCTTTCCCTTCTGGTACATTACCTCCACCAGTATCAGGACTTTCATTGTATATTGTTTTTGCTTTTGGTTCTTGATCTAATAATCCATCTATAGATTTGAAGAAGAACCCTTCAGAAGTCTCATAGAAAAAATACCCTGCGGTGCTTCCGAGAGTTTGATTTTCTGATGAAACTGACTTCTTACAAAGATTACTAATTACATAAAATGGTTTTTTATTATTTGGTATAAAATTTAAATTATTAACAGTTTGTTCTATATCAATACTTTTATCACTTTCAAGGACATCTGTAACTATTTTTTGAATATGATCTGAAGGTTTGCCATCATATCTCTCCTTTACTCTCACCTTTTCGTTCATAATAAATTCTTTTGATACAAGATCAAGTGTCAACATAGATTTTTGAGTTTTATTAGCAATCGGATTGAAATCATTTACATATAAAGTTACTGCTATTTTATTTTCTGAGTTATCTTCCATCTCCAATTCAACTCTTTCTTCCTTTACTAAAGGTAGTCCATCTCTAACACTCTTACCATCAATACTAGCACCACTATCAGCAAAGGTAAATTTTGCAGTAATAGTATCACTCATAATACTTTCAGTATATGTTAATTGAACAAAACCGCCACGTAAATCTACAGCTTTTGTACCAGAGTTGCCATTAATTACGAGTTTAGATACATTTCCTGTTTCCGAACCTTTTCCTGCTACTTTTACTGACATTCCTAAATTACCTCTTACTTATATTTAACCTTGATAATCCAAGAACTCAAATGGATCATGACTAGAACCACCAGATACTACCATCATACCACCACCAGATGAACTAGGTGACTCTGGCATCTGTTGTTGCGGTGGATCTTGAACCATAACTGTTTGTTGTGCTCCCTGCTCATATGGTGCATAGTCAGAAACTCCTGCAATCTGTCCAGCAATATTTTTCATCTCTTCAGGTGTGGAAGCAGCATTAAATCTTGCAAGATTAGTTGCACCTAATGACTTTGAAGTATTCTCATCAAGTAAGGACTGACCTGGGAGAATCTTAAGCATCTGCTCTCTATTAGAGAGTTTAGTTCCTGCATGAGATCTTTTTGCAGATAAAACTTCTTTCACTTGAGTATTACTTAACCAATCATCCTCAGAAGATTGTGCTCTGTTCTGCAATAATCCAAAGTGTAAGTGGGGTACTTTATTGGCAACACCCATTGCACCTATTGGTTGTCCAGCTTTAATACCAATTCCAGATTTATTAGCGACACCTTCGGATAATGAAGATAAATGTGTACCATAGGCAAACTTGACTTTCTTTCCACCATATTCAAATGGACTTGCTAATGAAATTAGAAATGAATGCTGAGGTTGGTGTCCAGATTTATCAGGATTAGAGTCATCTTTCCAACTAGTATGACCAGTTTCTGCATATTGAATGGTTCCATCTACAGGAGATACAATAGGGTCTCCAGTCTTTCCAATGATATCAAGACCACTATCTGAAGCATATCCGGTGCTTCCACTGACTCCAGGGGTTGCTCCTGGAGTAGGATCTGATAATCCAAACTGACCTGAAGTTGGTGATGTCATTTGATCAGATCCAACTTCAGGATGAGGAATTGTGACTGCACCTTCAGCAATTTGCAAATCCCCACCAGATTTCTTAGCCCTAAAGTTAGCTGCAATTAGATCAGTATACTTAGTTCCTTTTGTTCCGAAACCATCTTTACCAACGATTCCAGTCGTAATCCAATCTTCTGCTCCACCCATACCTTGGTTATGAGCATACCCAAGAATTTGCAACTTCCTTTCAATACTTGAGTCTTTATAAGTTTTATTACCCATCAAATAAGTATGATTTGCTAAGGTAAATCCAGTAAAGATTGCTTCCTGCAATTCCTTATCTGCTCTATACGATGCTCTTACCTGTGCATCTGGATCATCAGAGTGACCTGGATCATCTAGTCCAGCATATTTTGCTCCATCTTTCTTAGCAGCTGCCCCCATTTGATATCTACCATCATAATGCATTCCACTACCACCTGGAATACTATAATCTCCATTACTTTCAATAAGAGCAACACTATTTCTAAAAATGTCCCACTGCTCTGCATTAGCACCTATCTTTGCAAAGAGTTGACTTGGAGATATTGCTCCACCTGCAGTTCCTCCTTGAAGTTCTCCTGTCGCAGAGTCTCTTACTCCTGGAGCAGAATCGGGTCCTGAAGTAGATCCATCTCCACCCTGACCTGTCAGATTTTTTTTGTCGAAGTTTTTATAAAGAGTTTCAGACAATTCTTTTCTAAATGTATCAGTTGCCCATCTACTAATATCAACTCCTGCCATAGCATCTTTAACAAGACCACCATCCTCATATCCTTTAATACCTTCATTAATTTTTCCTTTAGAAATTCCATCACCAACTAACATATTAAGACCATAACCAACGTTCTTATATTCTTGTTCGTCAGGAGTTTGACCAAGAATTACTTTAGCAGCAAGAGATAAGATAGGTCCAAAATAAGGATGGTCACCAAAAGAATTACCAACATTGACAACCTTATTAGCGAGCATCATACCACCACTACCAAGTTGTACGGTCTCATCTTCACCACCAGTTCCTGCCCATCCTAGAAAATCCCAATATGCTCTCTCAGTCTTCTTCCCAGTTTTTATTTTTCCACCCTCTGGGACTTTAATCTTTTCATAAGATGGTTTTTTCCTAATTGATTTTTTCTGAGCAGCTATAGTATCTTTTTGGAATCCTCTACCAACTCCACCACCTTTCTTCTTCGTCTCAACCTTATTCTGTTTATCAAAGTCAAACAGGTTAAATGTCAGTGCATCAAAGAATCCACCAGTAGCTCTTTTTGTTCCTTCAACAGCACCACCAACAACATTACCAACAATACTCTTAGCAAAATCGAAAATCATTTTAGCAGCAGCACCACCTGCTTTCAGTGCATCAAATAATAATCCACCAGGATTTAAGATATAACCGACAAACTTCAGAACACCACCACCAACATTCCTCAGTAAGTCAAACAAACCTCCACCAAAAACCCAACTGAATAGTGCCTTTGCACCATCACCAATTCCGGTGAATATTCCTAAAATATCTTTACCAAGTTTAGCACCAGCTTCATTAAGACCTCCACCTAAGAACAATGTGCCTAGCAAACTACCAAAATACTCACCAATAAAACCACCAAGAATTGTTCCTACACCTGGAATAGGAATGAGTGTTCCGAGAGCACCGCCAATTGTAGCACCTATTCCACTAAATATTGCTTGACCAAATGGTTCTCCACTCATTATTGAGAGAACAACACTAATAATTCCACCTATAACTGGAACTTTAAGAAACTTGCCTATCTTTCCTAAAGATGCAAGCGCCTTTACACCACCCCTACCACCAAGTTTCTTAGCTATTCCAGTAGAAGCACTCCTGGCAAAGTTAGTAACTTTAGATCTACCAAACTTGCCCCCAAGACCACTGACAGCACCTTCACCAAATCTCTTTGCTGCTGCATCTTTACCAAATCTTCTTGCATATCTTTTTGCAGCACCTTGAGAAGTAGTACCTGAGGGTTGCATTCCTTTTGGTCTACCTGCTTGGAAAGCCTCCTGTGGTTTTGATCTTATACGAGTTTGTGGTTTACCTTTACCACCTTTACCACCACCAAATCCACCTAATGACTTTGCACCTAATGCAAATGTTAATACTGTGATGGCAACTTCAACTGCTTTCATAATGCCATCAAAGGCACCCATTAATGCATCACCACCAATATTCTTCATCA